CGCAAAGGACAACTAGCACACTGGCTAGCTAATATGAAAGCAGGCCGTGCTAAAAAAAATAAATAAGTGTATGAAAATCAAAGAACTTTTAGAAACAGCTACAGCAGGTGCTACAAGTGCCGGTATGGGGGCTACTTTGATTAAAGGGGGCACCGGCTCTAATGTAGGTACACTATTTGGCGGCAGTTTTAAACAGAATAAAACCACTAAAAAGAAGTCTAAGACTTCCGGTGAATCTATTATAAGAAGATAAATATACTTATGGACCTAGAAAAACAACCAGTCGACGATCACGAAGCCAAAATGGCCAGAGCTGAGCTTTACAAGCTCAATCAGTATTCTGCCAAATTGTTTAAACTGATCGGAGAAAACGATGAATTAGATGGCTGGGTTCAATCAAAAATTACCAAAGCTGCTGATTATATCAGCTCTGTATATCATTATATGGAATATGAAAAAATGGCAGCTAGTCAAGTCGAATCGGGACCTAGAGATTTTGAAGAATCTCTACAAAACGAAGTTAAACAAAGCCTCAAAGAACAGTGGCTGAACAGAAAAAATCAAGGAAACTAAAATGGACTTTAAAGCAATACTAAGCAAACTTGACGGAATGGAAGCACCGCCGACAACTCCTGCAGCCCCTGTGTTAGACAAAGCTGTGCAACTCAACGAAGATGCACAACTTCGTGTTCTAGCTGGACAAACAACTTATGTTGCAGAAGCCAAGAAGAAGAAAGACGAAGAAGTTAAAGAAGAAAAATCGTCCACCGGCGGAACTATTGATCGTTCGAAGAAAGGCGTAACCAAACATACACAAAATCCCAATCGTTTCAGTGATGAACCGCATTCGGAACCTGCCAGCAAGGCTAAATCACAAAGTGCAGCAGACAAGGCCGACGACAAGGCCGCAGCCAAAGCCCATGCCAAAGACAGCAAGGACTATGAAAAAGCACACGGCAAAGGTTCAGTAACTCGTGTTAAAGATGGCAAGAAAGTAGAAAGCATTGAGCCAGAATTCAAAAGCAAGTTCATGAAGATGGTAGAAGCCAAGAAAGAAGAGGCTGACAAAAAGAAAGCTGATAAGAAAAAGAAAATGGACGAAGGTGCAAAGCCAGACTTTTTAGATCTTGATAAAGACGGTGACAAGAAAGAGCCAATGAAAAAGGCTGCTGGCGAAAAAGGTGGTGATGACAAAACTGCAGATAAAAAAGGTCTTTCAGACAAGCAGAAAAAACTTCCTCCCGGTCTACAAAAAGCCATTGCCAAGAAGACCGAAGGTAAAATGATGCCTAAAGGCAAAAAGCAAGCAGTAAAAGAAAGTATAGAAACAAATTTATCATTTAAAGAAATGATGGCACTGGTTGTTGAAAGTGGTGGTCAACAACAAATTGATCCAGTTGACAATCAACTGTGGGCCTGGGCTCAACGTGTTGCTAGAACAAAAATTGGAGAAGGCATGAAAGCTGATGTTTATGCTGGCATGGTCTATGAGCGTATGGGTGGTGCATTTGAAATGTACGATGTACTCAGCGAACAACGTAGATAATACTTCCAATAAGTATCTAAAAGCCGGCAATTAGTTGACCGGCTTTTTCTTTGACTATATAATAGTTCTATAGGAGAGAATTATGTCTACAAGAATGTACGGTCCCGAAGAAAAAGCAAAACTAGAAAGATTAATTAACGAAGGCGGAAATGTGCTTCGTGAAATTGAAGACCTATCAGAAGGCCTAAAAGAAACTGTAAAAGCAGTTGCAGAAGAACTACAAATCAAACCGTCAGTTATTAACAAAGCAATTAAGATTGCACACAAAGACAATTGGAAAGATCACGAGCAAGAATGGAACGACATTGAGATGATTCTCGGTGTTACTAAACGTCTACCAGAATGATCAATACCATATTCGGACCAACAATACAATGGATTAAAGATGACTTTAAGTCTAACCCAATTCGTTTTGTTGTTGAGCTGTTTGCTTGGGCTATTAGTATTGGTTGCAGTATTACTATGGCAGTCACAGTCCCCACTCCGCCGCTTCTTACTCTTTATCCCATTTGGATTCTTGGTTGTGCTATGTACGGTTGGGCTGCTTGGACTAGGAAATCTTTTGGTATGCTGGCTAACTATTGTTTGCTAACCGCAATTGATACTGTTGGCCTCGTTAGAATGATAATTAATTAAATATACAATAGATGGTAAGCTGGGCCATAAACCGCACATTCGGTATTTGTCTGCCACAAAAGACATAGGAGAAAAATTTGAGTTACGTAGACGCTTTCTATAATAGAGAGCAGGATATGATCAATGTTGTTGAACGCAATGATAAAGGCGAACGACATTATAAAGAATACCCTGCCCGTCATATATTTTATTACCCAGATGCCAAGGGTAAATTCACAAGTATTTTTGGACAACCTCTTTCACGAGTAAGTTCAAAAAACGTCAAAGAACATCGCAAAGAACTTGCAATTCATTCAAACAAAAAACTTTTTGAAAGCGATATCAATCCCATTTATCGCTGTCTAGAAGACAACTATCTAAATGTTGATGCACCTAAACTAAATGTAGCATGGTTCGACATTGAAGTAGACTTTGATCCAGAACGTGGCTATGCATCACCTGAAGATGCGTTTATGCCAATTACTGCTATTGCTGTCTACCTACAATGGATGCAGACTATGGTCTGTTTGGCCATTCCTCCCAAGACATTAAGTATGGAAGAGGCTAAAAAGCAAGTTGAAGAATTTCCTAACACGTATTTGTTTGATAACGAAGCAGATATGTTAGACATGTTCTTGGATCTAATACAAGATGCAGATGTACTAAGTGGTTGGAACTCAGAAGGCTTTGATATTCCTTACACAGTTAATCGTGTAACAAAAGTTCTAAGTAAAGAAGATACAAGACGTTTTTGTTTGTGGAATCAATTTCCCAAGAAGCGTGAGTACGAAAAATACGGTAAGGCCGCTGTCACGTACGATCTTATTGGTCGTGTACACTTAGACAGTCTTGAACTGTATCGCAAGTACACATATGAAGAACGCCATACCTATCGACTGGACGCTATTGGCGAGATGGAAATTGGTGAAAACAAGACTGTGTACGAAGGTACACTTGATCAGTTATACAACAACGATTTCCGTAGATTCATCGAGTACAACAGACAAGACTGTATGCTGTTGGAAAAGCTAGACAAGAAATTAAAGTTTCTGGCTCTTGCTAACACACTGGCACACGAATGTACTGTTCTACTACAGACCACAATGGGTGCTGTTGCAGTTACGGAACAGGCCATTATCAATGAAGCTCACAAGCGTGGCATGATTGTTCCCAATAGAATAAGTCGAGAAGAAGGCTTTAGTAATCAAGCCGCTGGTGCTTATGTAGCCTATCCCAAAAAAGGCATTCACGAGTGGATTGGTTCGTTAGATATTAACTCACTATATCCGTCAGCAATTCGTGCTCTAAACATGGGTCCGGAAACTATTGTTGGTCAGTTGCGTCAAGATGGCACTAAAGATTATATTGCTGCTGAAATTGCCAAAGGTAAATCATTTGCATCCGCTTGGGAAGGTATATTTGGTTCATTGGAATATGCCGCGGTATTAGAACGAAATGTTGGTCGAGAAATTACTATCGACTGGGAAGATGGCGGAGTAGATACACTTAGTGCTGCTCAGGCCTATGATCTAATTTTTGAAAGCAATCAGCCTTGGATGCTAAGTGCTAACGGCACAATCTTTACCTATGAGAAAGAAGGTATCATTCCTGGCTTGTTAAAACGTTGGTATGCAGAACGTAAAGAAATGCAGGCCAAACTAAAAGATTGTATTGCAGCCGGTAACAAGATTGAAGAAGAATACTGGGACAAGCGTCAGTTGGTCAAGAAGATTAACTTGAACAGCCTGTATGGTGCTATTCTTAATCCCGGTTGCAGATTCTTTGACAACCGTATTGGACAATCAACTACACTAACAGGTCGTGCCATTGCTCGTCATATGGCAGGTAAAGTAAATGAAATTATTACCGGAGATAATGATCATATTGGCAAAGCGATCATCTACGGTGACACAGACTCTTGTTACTTCTCAGCGTATGCTACGTTAAAGAAGGACATTGAGAAAGGGGCTATTCCTTGGAGCAAGGAATCTGTTGTTGAACTTTACGATACTATAGGAGAAACTGTTAATGGAACTTTCCCAAAATTTATGCAAGATGCGTTTCACTGCCCGAAAAGTAGGGGAGAAGTCATCAAAGCAGGTCGCGAGATTGTTGCAAGCAAAGGATTGTTTATCACCAAGAAACGATATGCCGTTCTCTACTACGACAAAGAAGGAAAAAGAGCAGACACTGGGGGTGCTCCTGGCAAAATCAAAGCAATGGGACTTGATTTAAAAAGATCTGATACTCCTGTTGTGATTCAAGATTTTCTCAGCGAAGTGCTTACTAGAGTGCTCAATGGCGCAGGAAAAGAAGAAGTGTTAGAATATATTACTAATTTTCGCACCGAGTTCAAAACTCGCCCAGGATGGGAGAAGGGTAGTCCAAAACGTGCTAACAATATTAGTGAATATCGCGACAAAGAAAAGAAAGCAGGCAAGGCCAATATGCCGGGACACGTTCGAGCTAGTCTCAATTGGAATACCCTAAAACGTATGATGGATGACAAGTACTCTGTAGCTATTACAGATGGCGCAAAAGTCATTGTCTGTAAGATCAAAGATAATCCTATGGGATATACATCAGTTGCCTATCCGGTAGATGAACTTAGACTACCGCAATGGTTTAAAGACTTACCTTTCAACGATGCTGAGATGGAAAATGCAGTCATCGATGAAAAGTTAGAAAACTTAATTGGAGTCTTAGAATGGGACATCAGTTCAACTCGCAGTGACAACACATTCGCAAAACTTTTTGACTTTGAGTAAATTGCGGTTGCTTTTTACTCTAGATCTAAATATAATCTTAATATACAGGAGAACTTTCAATGAAAGACATTTTACAAGATATCGTATCGCACACACAGAACCTAGGCTTCTTAACCACAGTTAAAGTCACCGGTGATCAAAATAAAACTGTGATCAATTCAATGGCTGATGACCGTTCAGTGATTATGGAAGCTGAAACTGCTGCACCATATCCGGATATGATGGGTGTATTTGGTATGCCGCAACTAAACAAATTAAAATATTTGTTAGACGGTGCTGAGTACAAAGAAAATGCTAAAATTAGTATTACTACTGCAGATCGCAATGGCGAAACAATTCCAACAGGCTTACACTTTGAAAACAAAGACGGCGACTTCAAGAACGACTATCGTTTCATGAACACAGAAATCATCAACGAAAAGATGAAGACTGTCAAGTTCCGTGGCGTTAAGTGGGATGTAGAGATCGAGCCAACAGTTAGTGCTGTGCAACGTTTTAACTTTCAGGCAGGTGCTAACAACGAACATCCAACATTCTTGGCAAAAACTGATGGTGATAAATTAAAATTTATCTTTGGAGATGCTTCAACACACGGCGGCGAATTTATTTTTGCAATGGGTGTAACTGGTAAATTAGATCGCGGTTGGACTTGGCCAGTGTTGCCAATCTTGAGCATTCTTAAGATTGCAGATGTCAACAACACCAAGATGTCATTGTCAAATGAAGGTGCTATCCAGATCACTCTAGACAGCGGACTTGCTACTTACAAATATATTATTCCAGCACAGGCAGCTTAAATGAAACAACCCGTTGATTTAACACCTTTGCAGAAAGACTACGCAGTCTATTTGCCTGCAATCAGTAGTTTTTATAGTACTTACATTGCAAAACAACGTAAGGAAGAGTTTGTACCTAAAGATCGTATTCCAGTAGGATTTGATCGTGGTATCGAAGGTATGAACTTCTTAAATCCAGAACAAGGTTACTTCTATTACAAATATGGATTGTATTCAGCAGGTCATGCACAGTTAGATCTTACTAAAACTATGGATCACGACTCTATGATTCAGCAACGTGATCGTAGTAAGACAATGATTCTAGGTGACTCTGGTGGTTATCAGATTGGTAAAGGTATTCTTAAGTTTGATTGGTTAGACTTTGAAGGTAAAGCAGCTAACAAGACTCGTGATGATATTCTTAACTGGCTAGAACTAACTGCTGATTGGTCAATGATGCTAGACGTTCCTACTTGGGCCTGCGATCATATTCATTCACCCAAGACAGGATTGAAGTCGTTTGAAGACTGTCTAGAAAAAACTCGTCACAATAACAAGTACTTCTTGGAAAATCGTTTAGGTGCTACCAAGTTCTTAAACGTGCTACAGGGTAGCAACTGGGATACTGCCGAAGCATGGTACGAAGGTGTTAAAGAGTTCAGTGATACTAAAGTTTGGGGTGATAAAGCTGCCGAAGGTTGGGCTATGGGTGGTGCTAATATGTGTAAGATGCATATTACTCTGCGCAGATTGATCACTATGCGCTTTGACGGTATGTTAGAAGGCAAGGATTGGATGCACTTCTTGGGTACTGCACAGTTAGATTGGTCATGTTACTTGACTAGTATTCAACGTCAGATCCGTAAACACGTTAATCCTAACTTTACAATCAGCTTTGACTGTGCAAGTCCGTTTATTGCAACTGCCCATGGACTGGTTTATACCAACAGTCAACACACAGCCAAACGTTGGAGTGTTATCATGGACAAGGCTCCAGATAATAAAGCACTTGCATCACGTCCAGACATTCCTTTTCCTTTTGAAAGTGAAATTGGTCGTAGACTTAATGTTTCCGATATATGTCATTACAAGCCAGGAATGTTAAACAAGATTGGCAAAGAAGGCAAAACATCGTGGGACAGCTTTGGCTATGCACTAATGATGGGACATAATGTCTATCAACACATTGTGGCTGTACAACGTGCTAACAATCTAGCAGACATTGAGCAAGCTAAAATTCGACCAGACTGGAGAATGTGGAAGAAGAACAAAGATCGTGATATGAGTGACGAGTATAGCGATTGGGTTCCACGCAATATCTTGTACTTTGATCGATTTGTTGAGGAGTTGTTTAACTGCCCGGACAAAGAATCTGCATTTGAAATGATTGCTGATGCAGAGACTAGAGGATTTATGCAGAATTTGGAAGGCTCGCGTCTACGTGGAGGCGTCACAAATATCTCCAATGACTTGTTTTACGAAGAAGGCAGTGAAGATAAGGATTCGTGGAACAACGATCGTGAAGATGGTGAATTGGATAAACTTGTAGCTGAATAAGGAGTAGCTATGTACGAAAACAGAATTAAACATTTAGAAGAATCTCATAGAGTATTAGACCAAAAAATCGATACGCTAGAAAAGAATGGGCTGTTTGAAGATATGAAAATGCAAGAATTGAAGAAACAGAGGTTGCTTTTAAGAGACGAACTTGCTATACTAAGACGTAAGCAATGGGAACACGATCACGAAACTGTCGACTTTGATGACGAACGATGAAAAAATATACACTAACACAGACTCAAATTAAAACCTTGGCAGATATTGCTGGGCGTTTTCCAGAAGTCTCTCAATTTGAAATTGTTGAGGATCACTCTAGTGGAATCGGCCCTACTACAACAGTTCAGTTCGAACTGTTGGGTAAGGAAGTTAAAGTTGACAACACTGACGTGAGTACTTGGTAATGAGTGAAGAATTTGAAAAGTATGATGCCTTTGCTAAACAGATGGAAGAACGTTTTCCAAAGATGTTTGGCGGCAAGTATGGCGGCTTTGCCTGTGGCGAAGGTTGGTGGTCCATTCTAGAAAAACTGTGCTCTAATATTCAACATCACATCGATTGGAAAAATAAAGAAAGTGAAGTTGTTCCACAAGTTACAGTAGCGCAGATTAAAGAAAAGTTTGGCGGTCTTCGTTTTTATTATGACGGCGGAGATGAGCAAATCCGTGGCATGGTGCAGATGGCAGAAGTATGGGCTGATCATAGTTGTGAAACTTGTGGTGCTCCGGGCCGGCGTCGAGACGGCGGATGGATTAAGACTCTGTGTGATCATCACGAAGCAGAACGTCAACAGCATATAAAAGAAAGATTGACAGAATGAAAAGAAATTACGAATCAGGTATAGCAGATAGCATTACATTCTTTACAGGCATAGAGATCGAAAAGACTCCTGCACACGGAATGAAAACTCTTTTTGTAACAGGTGTTCAAGATTCATATGTTATCATGGAACTTGCACGAAATAGCAATTGTACTCACATATATTTTGGTGCCAATCAAAGTTTTCCTAAACTAGAAGTTAATGATGCGGAACAATGGCGTCTATGGGAAGACATGATCTATGTCTGTTTAGATGCAGACGATGAATTTTGGTGTACATTGGATCTAGATGTAGCGCAGGTAGAAGGACTGTTAGAAAGCGGGCTTGTTGAGAAGCGGCAATTTATTCCGCAGATTTCGATTAAACTGCCCTATTTACAACAGCTGGGATATAATGCTACTATTAAGATAGACGACAAAGATTTTAAAGCAACAAATCCTGGAGTGTGGTGTCATAACCTCCACGACCTACTAGATAGAAATAAGTTTACTAGTTGGGATCAATATGGCAAGGACGAGATTATCAAATGAGTAATATAGGGCATTATGCCTCAACCGCTAAGTCTGTTAATCGATTACAACGTGCAATGAATAAATCCTCTTCAATGGTTAGAAGACAATATGTGGAAGAAGCTCCTATGAAATTAACATTTAAACAAAAACTTCGCAAATGGCTAATGGACGACACTGACGAACTCGAGTATGGTAATGCTATCAGCGTCGATAGTGACGGCCCAAACATTCAGTCACAGGGATTTAGATTAAATGTCTATAGTGCAGGCGGTGGAACTATTATCGAAACCACTAAGTACGATCGTCAAAAGGATGATCATCGACACAGTCTACACGTGATAACAGACGATAAAGACTTAGGTGAAGAGCTAGCAAAAATTATCACTATGGAGAGTTTAAGATGATTATTAGACAAGACGTTAGACCTAACAAAATGATTTGGGTTACTTTCAACAAAGAAGGTATGCACAAATATCCGGCCGCACTTACAGATCCAGCACTTGCAACAGGTGATGAATATGATGTAAGTTTCCTGGGCTATCCACATCGTCACATCTTTCACTTTAAAGTTTGGATCAGTGTCACACACGATGATCGTGATATTGAGTTTATTCAGTTTAAACGATGGTTGCTAAATCTTTATAAAGATGCTACACTAAGTTTAGACTTTAAGAGTTGTGAGATGATGTCAGGCGATTTGTTTGACGCTATCTCTGCAAAGTATCCAGGCCGTGAGGTTTGGATTGAGGTCTCCGAAGACGGAGAAAATGGTTCATTTATTAAGTATTAATAGGAAAAGCTAAAATGGCTAAGAATTATCGCGACACTAACTATTTCGAAAATCGTCCGGACATCGTTAAGATTTTTGATGATCTGGAAAAGTTTAAAGACTTCTGTCGCTTCGAACTGTGTGATTTTAATGAGGCTAATCTCTATAATAGAGATAGTCAAGTGTGGAACAACTACTACTACAGCACACGCCCACGTAAGCCACGTGGCGAGTACAATAACAATCGCGGTGAATACAATCGCAGTGGCAATCAAAATCGTAACTATCAACGTTAATGATCTATATTGTCGACTTAGAATCAGTTGAGACAAGGTACACAGGTCAGTGGAAGACTCATGTACCTGCATTACTACGAAAGGCAGGACACAATGTCAACATTATATCAGGTCCTACGGACATTCCTAGTGCTACCACTCCTGGCGCATTTCTCAACTTTGGCGGCACTAATATCTACAAGGCTAGTCAAGTTGAACAGATGGGTCGGCTATTTTGTAACGGATCCGTTCATCCCGGCGATCACTTTATCTTTACTGATGCTTGGCATCCTGGTATCATAAACTTAAAGTATATGAGTGAGTTGCTGGGCATTCCAGTAATTACACATGGCTTGTGGCATGCTGGTAGTTATGATCCTCAAGATTTCTTAGGCAGACTTGTTGGGGATAAGCCCTGGGTTAGACACGCTGAGAAGAGTTTCTTCCACGCATTTGACCACAACTACTTTGCTACAGACTTTCACATTGAAATGTTTATTAGAAATCTACTCAATGACGAAATGTTTGAAAATCCCTGGATAGAGGATCATATTGCTGAAGCACTAAGAGGTGAATGTTCTAATATAGTGCGCACAGGTTGGCCCATGGAGTATATGCCGGATACTTTGTTAATGTATAAGAACATGCCTAAGCGTGATCTTATTTTGTTTCCACATCGTATTGCTCCTGAGAAGCAGGTTGAAATCTTCCGTGACTTAAAAGAACACTTGCCACAATACGAGTTTGTTGTTTGTCAAGATCAACAACTAACAAAGAATGAATACCATAATTTGTTAGGTGAAGCTAAACTAGTATTCAGTGCTAACTTGCAAGAAACCCTAGGTATTAGTTGGTACGAAGGCGCATTGGTAAATGCTATTCCTATGGTTCCAGATAGACTAAGCTACAGTGAAATGGCCATGGATACATTTAAGTATCCTAGCGAATGGACTGAAAGCTATAGTGCATATGAGGCACATAGGCCAGAAGTTTGTGCTAAAATTATTCAGTATATGAATAATTACGAAAAGTTCTTACCTAGCCTAAATAAACAAGTAGATACATTAACAGAACAATTCTTTAGTTGTAATAAACTATTAGAGATGTTAAAATAATAACGTATGTCATCCACGACATTAACTCGGAGAAACAAAATTGACAAATAAAGAAACAGGCCTGGACGCAATGGCAGGCGATGGCGGATATTCAGAAGCATACCTCGGAGACCATATTCGCTTTAAAATGAAACGTGACAACAAGCGTTTTTGGGCAGGTGATAACATCAGCGAGTACCTGTGGGATGGTGATATAGAAAAATTAATCGACGAAGCAACACCAGCATTTGAACAGGTGCTAGATAAGTTGTTAATCGATCGTGAAACCGATCCAAACTCACGAGGCACAGCCCGTAGGCTTGCTAAAATGTACTTTAACGAAATAATGGCAGGTAGATATGAATCAGCACCAAACGCAACAGCATTTCCAAACGACAGCGACGACCGATACGAAGGAATGCTTGTGGTACGTAGTGAGCTTCGCAGTATGTGCAGTCATCATCACCAACCTGTCAGTGGCGTTGCTTATATCGGGGTTATTGCCGCTCAAAAGCTCATTGGCCTTAGCAAGTACACTCGTATTGCTCAGTGGTGTGCTCGTCGTGGTACGCTACAGGAAGAACTCTGCAATGACATTGCCCGTGAAATTAGTCGAGCAACCGACAGTGAAAATGTAGCTGTATACATTCAAGCAACTCACGGGTGCTGTGAGAACCGTGGCATTATGGCACACTCTAGTCTAACACAGACTACGGTATTAAAAGGTGCATTTAATACTGATCCGCATACAAAGAAAGAATTCTTTGACAACATCAAACTACAACAGGAGTTTGCGCCACGATGAAATACATTACCAACAAGTTTGACAGCGTTCGCTTGCCAGTTGAAGAGGGCTTGTTAGAATGGTTACAAGAAAAATATCCAGCATCAAAATACCATATTAAGGAACTAGGATGAAAACATTTGACACATTTGAACAAGTAGAAGAAATGGGTGCTTGCGTAAAACGACCCATTGTAGTACACGCTAAAAAGATTGATGAAGAATTTCGAGTCAATACTCTAGAAGGAAATTACAAACAAGGCAAGCCAGGCGACTATCTTATGAAGGGTATAGACGGTGAACTTTATATCTGCGACGGTCCTATTTTTGAACGCACCTACGATTTTATATCATGAGTTCAGGTACACCACCTAGCTCTAGTCCGGGTATAACGGGCTTTATTGAAATCTTCGAGAGCCGTCTTAACAAGATGAAGCTGCATCTTAAAGAAGAATTAGGCAAAGCCAAACACGATAGGGATCGTAAAGCCATACGCAGGATCACTGCTGATGCCCGCAAACTTAACAAGACACTAAAAGAAATGCGTAATGCCAATACCAAACTGTGTCCACATTGCGGAGAAAAACTATGAACTCAGTCGATATGGCTAACAATTTAATCT